TATGGAGATGTTCCCTGAAGAGTTTGTAGCGAAACAGTACGGTGGTACCCATAAATGGACGGAGATAATCCAATACGGAATGATCGGAGTGCTTACCGATAAGGAGAAGCAGCTACTTGAAGAGGGATTGAAGAAGGCTACGCGTAAGGTGTTTTCGCAGCGGGTTGCAGCTAACATTATGTACATCGAAAACGAAACGTTAAAACCGACGAGGACGGTAGTAACGCCGACGACACCACAAATTTCTCCGACTGGTACTGTGACGATACCACAATCGTCCACGACTAGCCTCAACGTTTCATCAACCAATAACTTTGCAGTGCGAGACAAAAGTGGGAGAGTGGTGATCATGCACGAGCATGAGTACAAATACTACCTGAAGCAAGACCCAAAGCGGCAAGAGTCGTATTTGGAATGGATTAAACGAGGGAGGCGATGATATGAAAAAGTTTGATATTTCTGAAATGCCGCCCTTGGCGGGGGATATGCGGGAACTCGCGTTGTTCCGGTTGCAAGACGCATTAAAGATACTTAACGAGGTCGAGCAGATGCTTTGCCTAGAAGAAGATGAAGACTCAGAGGAAACCGAGTGAACATAATCACAATCGACTTTGAAACTTATTACGATCAGGAGTTCAGCCTATCCAAGCTGACGACTGAGGAGTACGTGCGTGATGACCGCTTTGAGGTTATTGGTGTAGCGGTGAAAGTAAACGACGAAGAACCTAAATGGTTTAGCGGTACGTTTGAGGAAACCCAGACATTTCTTTATGGGTTTTATTGGGGGGAAGCCCTCGTGCTTGCCCACAATACGCTGTTTGATGGCGCAATTATGTCGTGGAAGTTTGGTCTCAAACCAATGGGGTGGCTTGACACGCTATCGATGGCCAGAGCCGTGGATGGTGTGGAAGTTGGTAACAGTTTGGCAAAACTCGCAGATCGTTACGCCCTAGGCACCAAGGGTACAGAAGTGATTGCCGCGAAAGGAATGCGCCGAAAGGACTTCAGGCCAGATCAGTTGGCGCAATACGGTAGGTACTGCATTAATGATGTCGATATCACGTACAAGCTGTTCAATGTTCTCAAGGACGGTTTCACTAAGAAAGAACTGAAACTGATCGATTTGACCCTGAGTATGTTTACCAACCCAGCGTTGGAATTAAACCTACCGTTGCTGGAACAGCATCTTATTGATGTAGTCGAACGTAAGGAAAAATTAATCGCCGAGGCTAATTCCGATAGGGATACGCTATTGTCCAACCCTAAGTTTGCGGAGAAATTGCAGGAGCTTGGGGTAGCCCCGCCCATGAAAGTCAGCCCCGCCACAGGCAAGCCGACATTGGCATTGGCCAAGAGTGACGAGGGGTTCAAGGCTTTGGCCGAACATCCTGATGAGAGGGTGCAAGCCCTTGTTGCTGCACGGTTAGGAACCAAGTCTACATTGGAAGAGACACGGACACAGCGGTTCATCGACATCGCCAAGCGGGGCAAGATGCCAGTTCCCCTACGCTACTACGCAGCGCACACAGGTCGCTGGGGCGGCGATGATAAGCTAAACCTTCAGAACCTGCCGAGCCGAGGCAAGGACAAGAACACGTTGAAAACAGCTATCTGCCCACCGGAAGGGTACGTGCTGATCGATGCCGACTCATCTCAGATTGAGGCGCGGATCGTGGCATGGTTGTCAGGACAGAAAGATTTAGTCCTAGCCTTTGACGAAGGCCGTGATGTGTACAAGATCATGGCAGGGAAGATTTACGGCAAGATTCCTAAAGAAGTTACTGAGGAAGAGCGGTTTGTGGGTAAGACCACAATCCTTGGCGCGGGTTACGGCATGGGGGCGATGAAGTTCCAAATGCAGCTAAATACATTTGGTGTGTCTATCCCTCTCGATTTTTGCAAGAAGATTCTAAATACCTATCGAGAAGAGTTTGGCCACATACCAAGGTTGTGGGATCAAGCAGGTAGTTGCATAGAGTTGTTAGCGCGGGGGGATATAAAGGCCGCACCGTTTGGTATACAACCACAGGCTACGTACTTTATGCCCGGCATCGGGTTTGATATGCCGAGCGGCATCCCGCAGAAGTATCCGGGGATTAGACTTAGTGGGCAGACAATAGATACTTTTCGCCATACGCCCGAGATCATCTACGACACAAGAAAAGGACCAAACAGAATCTATGGTGGTAAGGTAGTAGAGAACATTTGCCAAGGACTTGCACGGTGCGTGATCGGTGAGCAGATGCTAAAGATTGCGCAGAGATACAAGGTAGTGCTGACGGTTCACGATGCTGTGGCTTGTATCGCGCCAAAGGCAGAAGCCGAAGAAGCCGCACGGTATGTGCAGGAGTGTATGCGGTGGAGGCCGAAGTGGGCAGAGACGCTGCCGTTAAACTGCGAAGTAAAAATGGGCGATAGCTACGGCGGAGCGAAGAAATGGAAAGGATAAATTTTATGATTACGGACACCATTAATTTTAAAAAAATTTTAGATTGGGTCAATGCAGTCTGGGGAAAATCACTTGCTGCGGCCATCATGCTGTTGATTGGGTTATACATAGGCGGTATGAACGCGGAGGATCGAATCGTAGCTGACTGTAAGTTTGCAGGTGCGTTCCGTGTGGGTATTCAAGCTTTTACTTGTCAACGGAGAATTTAATATGAGGTACGAAGTTTATGACGAGGACGGAAAGTTGTTCCGCAAATTTTGGTACAGAGAAGAAGCCGAGCGGTTTGTGCAGGGCGGCTGGAAGTTGGTGACAAAGGCGAAACACAGAGAAGCAAAGCCCACACCTGAGACACATGGGGAAGCTCTTGTATGAAACCGCCTGAGATCGTAGCTGTTGCGTTTTACATAGCGGTTGCGCTATTCAGTTTGTATTACGGGGTCAAGGTTGTTTCAACGGAGCCGCAGTTAATGTGCGGGGTAGCCGAGATAAGCCCTGACTTTGATAGCAAGCACAGGGAACAATGCAGACAAACGAGAGGACATAAGTTATGACATGCCCAAACTGCGAACGATACAAAGAGAGTGCCAAGAATTGGCGGCACAAAGCTTATGAGTTATCCGGTCACCCATTGCCGTGGGATCGTGGCGATACGTGGGTAGGGCTGACGGATGAGGAGAAGAACGAGATTACATGGGGCAAAACCGTGTATGAAATATTAGACCTAGCCGAAGCCAAGTTGAAGGAGAAGAACACATGATAGATGCAAGGAAATTACAGTACTACACAATGGCGCACAGGCTACGTGGCTACGCAGAAGGATTGGACGAAGGCCGAAACGAAGCGTTGGTACATATTCTAATGAAGGCAGCTATGCTTTTGGAAGAAGCATGGGATGATTATCAACTAACGTTACCAGAAGACCAACGAGTAGGGAGTTAAGAATCATGCCTGACATCAAACTATACGATTACCAGAAGATTCTGCACCCACGAGTTAAAACGGTGATGCACTACTTTGTACCAGAGTATATGACTAGCGTTGGCCTACAACCGAAAGCACCGTGGTGTGATGGCAACATGTTTTGCTGTTCTTACGACAAGGAGAACAAGCTGATTGGTGTCAGGTTTGTTCACGCGGATGGGAAGTATGTGGATTTAATAGAAGTGAAGGAAGATAAATGAAGTACACATGGTCGTACTCCAGCATGTCGCTGTTCCTCCAATGCCCACGGAAATATTACCGACTGCGGGTATTGAAGGATATTGTGGAGCCACCACAGCAGCACCTTCTGTATGGCAGTGCAGTGCATAAGGCAGCAGAGGAGTACATCCGTGACGGTACGCCGATTCCAGCGAAGTTCAGTCAGTTTCAGAAACAGTTGGATGCAATGAAGGCGCTGAAGGGGGAGAAACACTGCGAGTACGAGATGGGGTTGAAGAAAGATTTTACCCCTTGTGCTTTCAATGACCCAGATGTTTGGGCGCGAGGCATTGTAGATTTACTGGTGATCAACGGCGACAAGGCAAGGATTATCGATTACAAGACAAGTAAGAGCAGTCAGTACGCTGATACCAAGCAATTGCAGTTGTTGGCGTTACTAACGTTCAAGCATTTCCCAGAGATAAAAACTATTAAGGCAGGGTTATTGTTTTTGGTAGTGGAGGATCTGGTGCCAAGGGAGTACCAGAGTGAAGATCAACAGGTTGCATGGGTTGAGTGGATCAACAACGTGCAGCAGTTGGAGGCGGCGATGCAGCACGATGTTTGGAACCCTAAACCTAACTTTACATGCCGCAATTTCTGTGCAGTCAAGGACTGTGAACATAATGGCAGGAGCCAATATTAGGAGACAGATATGTTACGTGACGGTAAATTTATAAAAGAGGAACCACCGAAAATTGGTTCGCGGTACGTACCACCACCTAATTTAATTAACTTAACTTGCGAAGAGAAATTTATGCAAAATATTTTATTAGAAAACAAACCAGACAAGTTTTCAATTATGTCTAAAGTACTAGGTATGGTGTTGCGCGTGTAGAGTGTGGGATAACTAGGAGAAAAATATGTACTACATAAAAAGATTCTTGGCTTACATAAAAGATTTTTTCAGCCCAAAGTACGAACCAATTGAAACGTCAGTTGTAAAAGAAAAGAAGGTAAGGAAGAAGCGCACACCGTTTTACGTATACAAGTCTGACGGTAGGTCGGTGTCCTTTTCAGAATCCTTTGCAGAATTGCTGGGTAATTTAAAGCACATGTTTGGGATTATAGAACTTCCCACATCATGTTCTTGGATACCTGCCGATGAGAGAGTAGGATTTACCCGACTAGGTATCTACGTCCCACACCCGTGGGAAATGATCATGATAGAGGATGGTGAGGTTGTAGCAATAGAGAGTATGGACTCGCTGCCGACCATGATGGCAGTTGCCTTTCCAAGCGAAGATAGGGGAGACAGAATAGCACCGCAGATATTTTTTGCTTTGAAATTAACTAGGTTGCCTCTGGGGGTGGAGCCGTTGCCGGGGCACCCGTACAAGTTTGGGGAGGTTGTAAGGTTGCGCGGTAAGCTGATGTGGCTTGTTATGTATGTAGTTATCGACAAAGAGACGGGCGAGGTATCTGTGTGCCGAGAACAACGTCAAGAAGTAGTCAACATAAGAAACAGGCCACGTAGCGAACGAGACCGTACATACTACAACAGGCGGTGGAATGGTAATCCAGCAATGATGTATCCGCACGAAGCGGAACAGAAAGACATGGAGAAAGTTCTGCACCACTACAAGGTGATCTTTAAGAACGTCTTTGACTGGTGGACGCAGCGCAAAGATGAAAGCTGGAACGTGGCTGTTAAGCAGGGTAAGCGCCGGTTGGTATTCTCCCTAGATCGAATGGATACGAAACGATACTTTGCCGACAGGGATTTATCCGTGCAAACTAGCACCGGTAAGCGCAAGAAGATCATTCATTTTGTAAGTCAGCACGACCGGGTTATAAACGGGAAGAAAGTTATCATTAAGGAACATCTTCGTGGGCTTAACAAGTTCACATGGAACGGATATGATTGTGTGGTCACCGCCCCGAAATTCTCTAAAGTCAGTACAGCAATGTTTGACGTAGCGCCTACGGAATTACCTGAAGTAGTAGAAGATGGTGTGACTATGGTTGGGATGACAAAGGTGGTTGATATTCTGATTAAACGAGAAGAGACTTACGAGAAAGATAAACATGAATCCACAAAACATAGAAAGGTTGGCTAACGCTTTGGAAGAAATGCCGCGTACAGAAATAGATTTAGAAGCAGCAAAAACTTTGAGAGAATTAGGAAGAGTATTTGAAGTAGCCCGTGAGATGGTTATGGCAAGAACTCACGAACAGAGCAAAGCAGCTTACGCTGAGATGATAGACCTCATTAAAGGCAAACGAGGAGATTAATCATGCCATACGTAAATAAACCCCGTCCGTACAAACACGAATACGAAACATACGATGGTACGGAGAAAGTAAAGAAGAAGCGGGCCGAGCGTAACAAAGCACGGCGCATCATGATGGAAGCGGGCAAAGTGCATAAAGGTGACGGTAAAGACGTTGACCACAAGGTGCCTCTGTCCAAAGGTGGTGGCACTGTTAAAAGCAATCTGCGCGTAAAGACCGCGAGTGACAATCGTTCATATCCACGCAAGTCAAATCACAAGCCAAAATAATGCAAATAGTCGATAACAAACTGCTGGTGGTACGCACCAAGTGGCCAAGCCGTATTACCGAGACAGTCAAGCGTAGTAAGGTAGTAGCGCACCAAGGCGATGTCAGTGAGATCGTGGTCTTCTGGGGTTTGGAGGAAGCACGAACATTAAGCAGGTTGGGTATCCGTAAGGTGCCTTCTCCAATCCTGCGTGACTATAACTGGCCGGGGCTATTTGCGCCAATGGCACACCAGAAGGACACCGCGTCTTTTTTGACTGTCAACCAACGTGCGTTCTGTTTCAATGAGCAGGGCACTGGCAAAACCGCGTCAGCGATTTGGGCGTCTGACTATCTGCTTACGCAGGGGATAATAAACCGCGTACTTATCATCTGCCCCCTGTCAATTATGCAATCAGCGTGGCAAGCAGACCTGTTTAAATTTGCTGTACACCGCAACGTGGACATTGCTTATGGTGACCGTTCCAAGAGGAAGTCAATCATCAATGGCGTGGCCGAGTACGTCATTATAAATTTTGACGGTATGGATATCGTCAAAGACGAAATCAAAAACGGCGGCTTTGATTTGATTATTGTCGATGAAGCCAACGCATACAAGAACCACCGCACCAAAAGATTTAAAGCACTTAAAAGTGTAATGAACTCTAAGACTTGGCTGTGGATGATGACGGGCACCCCCGCTGCACAGTCACCGCTGGACGCATATGGGCTGGCAAAGATGTGTGTACCTGAACGTGCCCCCGTGCTGTACTCCGCATTTAGAGATAGCGTCATGACGCAGTTGACCCGATTTATATGGGTGCCAAAAACCAGTTCGGAGCAAACTGTCCATAAGCTGCTACAGCCAGCCATTCGGTATACCAAAGCCGAGTGCCTTGATTTACCGGAGGTGACGCACGTATCCCGTCATACCCCGATGTCGCCACAGCAAATTAAGTATTACAAACAACTCAAGAAGGACATGCTGATAAGTGCGGCAGGGGAGGATGTCTCTGCGGTAAACGCGGCGGCTAACTTCACTAAGCTGCTACAGATAGCTGGTGGCGCGGTATACACCGACAACGGTAACGTGGTCGAGTTTGATGTCTCTGATCGGCTAAATGCAATACAAGAAGTTATCGAAGAAGCTACAGCCAAGGTACTGGTGTTTGTACCATTCACACATACGATTGCGATAATTAAAGATTTTTTAACAAAACAAAAAATAACTTGTGAAGTAATTAACGGCGAAGTACCAGTAACCAAGCGCACCGAAGTATTTAAAAAGTTTCAGGAAGATCCAGACCCAAGAGTATTACTTATTCAACCACAAGCCGCTGCACATGGTGTAACCCTGACCGCTGCGAACGTTGTTATCTGGTACGCTCCAATAACGTCCATTGAGTACTATCTCCAAGCAAACGCACGAGTTCATAGACAAGGGCAGAAAAATCCTGTTACTGTTGTGCATCTTGAAGGCAGTCCAGTAGAGACAAAACTCTATGCGGCACTGCAAGATAAGCTGGGCTTTCACTCCAAGATAATTGATTTATACAAGAACGAAATCAACGAATAGTTCTTGACAATGTAAAGCGCTGTGGTAGTATGAGAAATCGGCTATTGCCGAACAAAGGAGAACGCAATGTCAGTTGATTTACCTATCGATAAAATAATTGAGACGTATGTAAAAATACGAGATAAAAAAGAAGAGCTTTACCGCTCGTACAAAAGTAATACCGCCGAACTTGAAGAACAAATGGCAGTGCTGAAACACAAGCTGCTTGAGTTATCCAAGGAAACCGGTGCGACAACCTTTTCTACTCCCCAGTACACCGCATACCGTACAGTCAAAAACCGTTATTGGACTAATGACTGGGAAAGCTTTTACGGTTTTATGCAAGACCATGCGGCTATGGGGCTTTTAGAAAAACGTATTCATCAAACGAACATGAAAGAGTTTATGGAGGGTAACCCTGATTTACACCCACCCGGACTGCATGTCGATAGTGAATATGAATTTACCATCAAACGTAAGTAACTAGGAGAACGCAATGAGTGACATTACTCTGTTTCAATCAAGCAACCTGCCCGACTACCTCAAAGAAGTCGAACTCGATGACCTGACCAAATCGCTGGCTGGTAATACATCCACCAAGCGCATCTCTATTCGTGGTAGTGTGTTCCGCCTCATGGTGTCTGGTGAGGAAGTTGCGAAGAACGAAAACCGTGCGATGAACATCGTCATCGTTAATGGTGGCCGTGATATCGCTCGGCAATACTATGCCGGTAAATATGTTGCCGGTGAAACGGCAGCACCCGATTGCTGGTCTAACGATGGCAAACGTCCTGACCCAAGCATCGAATCCCCACAGTGGGCTACATGCGAAGGATGCCCACAGAACATCAAGGGTTCTGGCAATGGTGACTCCCGCGCTTGCCGCTTCCAACAGCGTCTGGCTGTTTTGCTGGCTGACGATATTGAAGGAGATGTATACCAGCTTACGCTACCGTCTACGTCGATCTTTGGTCGTGGTGATGTGGACAAGATGCCTTTCCAGCAGTACGCCAAGTACGTTGGTTCGCAGGGTAAGAACATCAATACTCTCGTAACAGAGATGCGTCTGGACTCGGACTCCGACACTCCAAAGTTGACTTTCAAACCTGTGAAGTTCTTGACCCGTGAACAGTGGGAGATTGCCCGTGAAAAAGGTGACAGCCCGGCAGCGAAGGCAGCTATTACGCAGACTCCAGCAACGACAGACGGGGCTAAGAAAAAAATATCGGCCCCGGCAGCAGTCCAAGAAGTTCAAGACGTTTCAGAACCGACTAAACGCGCTACGAAGAAGAACGCGGAACCTGCGCCTAAGAAGGACTTTGCGGATGTGATCAATAGCTGGTCAACCGATGACTAATCATGGACAACCGTGGTTACGCTTCTCGGATCATCAAAGCGAACTTAGCGGCTAGTGTGGACAGCCCCGGCGTTGCGCTGGGGCGGTTCTGCATCAAAAAAGAAATCCCCGTTTCAGATGTCGCCGAATACTTCGGCGTTAGTAGGA